GTAAAAAGGGAAATAAAAAACTCTTTTATATCCACGGAGGAACTGACACTTCTGAACGGGAAATGGTGAGAGAGATATGTGAGGTGACTAGCAATGCTATCATTCTTGCATCGTACGGTACATTCAGTACGGGTATTAATATTAAGAACCTACATAATGTAATCTTTGCTTCACCATCCAAGTCTAGAATTAGAAACCTTCAATCTATAGGAAGGACACTTAGGAAACACGATTCCAAAGCACGTGCCTATCTGTATGACTTTGCTGATGATATTAGTAATGAGTATAACCGAAATATGACTTTGAACCATATGGTTTTTAGGATTAAAACATACAATGATGAAAAATTTGATTACTCAATAACAGAAATTAATCTCAGGAAGTAAAACAATGTCACTAAACTACGTAAAACACGAAGAAGAATTTTTAGGAGTTGCTAAACTTACTAATGGAGATGAGGTTATTGGTAAGTTTACAGTTGTAAAAGACACAGATGGTACAGATGTTGTATTCATTGTTGATCCTGCTAAAGTACATCACGGATCAATTAATTCAGCAGATGGCAAGAGAACTGAGATGGTTGGTCTAAAAAGGTGGATGTATTTTTCTGATGAAGAATTTTTTATAGTTCCTGATAATCAAATTATTTCACTTGCCCCGCAGTCGGTCGAGGCGACGATGATGTATAAGATGTTTGTACGTCAAGAGTTTCAACACCAGAGTCTAAAAGATATAAAAGAACAGAATGAATTGCCCCCAAATCCTAGTCAAGGATTCTTAGGAACTGTAGAAGATAATAGACAGAAGTTTGAAGATCTCTTTAATAAACCTTTAGAGTAGTTATAACCATCCCTTGAACCCTTACAGTGTTAATTGTACATATATTTCTAACCCTTGTCAACCCCCTGGCATTATTTGTGATTATATGTTAATATAAGTACAACCTCACAAGGCAGTATGCCAAGAAAAAGAGCAAAGAGTCAGCACTATGTTGACAACAAAAAATTTTTAGAAGCACTTATCAATCATAAAGAAAGGGTAAAGCGTGCAGCATCTCAGGATAAACCTAAACCAAGGATACCAGAGTATGTAGGAGATTGCTTTTTAAAAATCGCGACGCACCTTTCGTATAGACCAAACTTCATAAACTATATGTACAAAGAAGATATGGTTTCAGATGGTATAGAGAACTGTGTTCAATATATTGATAACTTCGATCCAAATAAATCTAAGAATCCATTTGCATACTTTACACAAATAGTTTACTTTGCTTTTTTGAGAAGGATTGCAAAAGAGAAAAGACAACAATCAATTAGAGAAAAAATTATAGAGAAGTCTGGTTTTGATCAAATCTTTCATACTGATGGTGATGTAGATCCTGCTACATTAAACAATATTAAAAATCGTATTGAAATGAATAACAGGTACCAATGATACCAAATGATTTACATTATGATATAATCTTTTCTGATTTTATGATGTCATCAAAGATAGATGTATCCTTAGATAAACTTAAGGAAGAAATATATCAGTTAAAAACTAATTTAACACATAGTTGTACTAGGTCAGGAAGAAATAGTTTTCAATCCAACTGGGTATATGATCTACCTTTCGATGAACTTACAAGATTAAAAGAACAAGTTGTTGAATTTGCAAATTACTTTTGTAAGATGATGAGTTATGATATGCTAGTAGATGAATGTTCCTACTGGGTAAATGTAAATCCTCCATACGGTCACAACATAATTCATACTCACGGAACGTGTGAACTCGTTGGCAACTTCTATGTACAAACTGGAAAAGAAACAGGAACATTAGAGGTTGTGCGAAACGATGGTTCGGTGTATAATAAAATAGGTAAACTCAATAGCACTTTTAAATGTGAGTGTGAAGAGGGTAGATTTTATATGATGCCAGGTCATCTGTGGCATTATGTTTCCGAGAACAATTCAGATGGAGACAGGATTTCTGTTTCCTATAACATCAGATTAAAATGAAACTTACTCAAGAAATTATTGACCAGATACAAGAAGCAATGCTTCATACTAAAAAAAATGGTGACATCAACTGGGAAGATGGTGATGAGATTGATGTTTGTCTTGCAGGAACTTGGGCAGCAGATAAGTTTATTGTTATTCATAACAGAACAAAGAGTAGTACATCTAAGCACAACTTTATTAAATGAAGATAGCACTCATTACCGATCAGCATCTAGATGGACGAAAAGGCAACATCAACTTCTGGAACTATTTTCAGAAGTTTTATGATAACATCTTTTTTCCTACTCTTGAAAAAGAAGGTATCACTACAATCATTGATTTGGGTGACACTTTTGATAATAGAAAGTCTATGGACTATAATACTTTTAACCGTGTTGATGCTAATTACTTCAGACGGTTGGTAGATTATGATGTTCATATGCTTCTAGGTAATCACTGCACTTATTATAAGAATACAAATGCTATTAACTCACCAGAGCTTCTATTAGAAAAGTATAGTAACATTACTATCTACTCAGAACCTAAGAATGTTAAACTTGGAAATAAGAAGTTCTTGATGATGCCTTGGATTAACTCAGGTAATAGAGAACAGTGTTTAGAATATATTAATCAAGGTGAATCAGAAATTATGTGTGGTCACCTTGAGTGTGATGGTTTTGAGGTAACACCAGGTATGCATTTTGAAGGAGGTTTCAAAGTATCTGACTTCAAGAACTTTAAACGTGTCTGGTCTGGACATTTTCATCACAAATCAAAACATGGTAATGTTCAATACCTAGGTAATCCATATCAGATGTATTGGAATGATTATAAAGACTCTCGTGGATTTCATATTTACGATACTGAAAGTGATAGACTTAGGTTTGTCGCAAATCCATACGAAATTTTTGAGAAGATCTTCTACGATGATGCCAAGTATGACTACAACAAATCAGATGTATCTGATTATAAAGACAAGTTCATCAAGATCATTGTTGAAGAGAAACGAGACTACCAGATGTTTGAAACATTGGTTGATCGTCTTTACAACGTAGGTGCTCATGATGTAAAAATTGTTGAGACACTTGTAGATGCTGATGGTATAGATGACACAGATTTAGAAACTAAAGATACCATGACACTTCTCAATGAATACATTGATGAAGTAGAGATATCTGTAGATAAATCTGACTTGAAGAAACTTATGAGAAACCTATATATTGAAAGCTGTCAAGTAGTCTAATGTTCGTTCTAACTGTAGCAAACCATCCCGAAGGTGTATTTTCTCTACATGATGATGATGAAAATCGCGTTATTCCTATTTGGACTGAGGTAGATGATGCTAATAGATACTTGATGATGATACAAGAAGAAGATTACCCAGATATGCAGGTTGTGGAAATGGAAGATCATGTTATAATAGGAGCATGTCAAGATCGTGGACAACGTTTTTCCATTATTACACCTGACGATTTTTTAATACCACCTGATGATCCCAAATAATGATTGTATTTGAAAAGATCCGTTGGAAGAATTTTCTTTCTACGGGTAATGTGTTTAGTGAAATTGATTTAGAAACTGCAAGAACAAACCTAATCGTTGGTAGCAACGGTGCAGGTAAGAGTACCATTCTGGATGCTCTTACTTTTTCTTTGTTTGCTAGACCGTTTCGTAAGATTAGTAAAAGTATGTTGGTCAATAGTATCAATGAAAAAGATTGTGTAGCAGAGATTGAGTTTCGTATTGGTAAGATAGAGTACAAAGTTATACGTGGTATGAAACCTAGTAAGTTTGAGATCTACTGTAATGGACAGGCATGGAATCAAGATAGTAGTCAACTAGAACAACAAAAGAATTTTGAGGCAAATGTTCTCAAGATGAACTACAAATCATTTACACAGATTGTTGTGTTGGGATCATCTACATTTGTACCATTCATGAAATTACCTGGTGGTCAACGTCGCGAGATTATTGAGGACATCCTAGACATTCAAGTATTCTCTACAATGAATGTTCTCCTTAAAGATAAGATGCGTGGTAATAATGAGGAGCTACGTGACATTGATTATCAACTTGATTTACTTAAAGATAGAATAGAATTACAAAAACAACATATGTTTTCTCTAGAGAAAAAAACTCAGGAGGAGATTGATCGTAAGAAAGAAAAGATAAACGA